GAACGGCTTCTTCTCCGAGGCGCACTACCAGCACCTCGCCGCCGCCCATCCCGACCTGGTGCGGCTGATCGCCGCCAAGAGCATCGTGTTCCTGGACTCGATCACGGACCTGACCCGGCAGGCGATGGCCTGGGCCAAGACCCGCCCCGAGGCCTTCTCGGAGAAGACCGGCAAGCCGGACACGCGCGGCGCCTACGGGCTGATGGCGCGCGAGGTGATCGGCCTGCTGAAGCACCTGCAGCACGCCCCCGGCAAGACCGTGGTGATGGTCGGCATCCTGGAGCGGGTCACCGACGACTTCGGCAAGGTCACTTGGCAGCCGCAGATGGAGGGCGGCAAGGCGGGGCGGGAGCTGCCCGGCATCGTCGACCAGGTCGTCTCCATGGCGCTGTTCGCCCGCGAGGGCGACGGCGCGTGGCGGCACGATCCCGAGCGCGGCACCGAGCGCCGCCTGGTCTGCCGCGCCGGCAATGCCTTCGGCCTGCCGGCCAAGGACCGCTCCGGCCGCCTCGCCGAGACCGAGCCGCCCGACCTCGCCGCCCTCCTTCGCAAGATCAACGCAACCCGCACCAGCCAGGGGTGAACCCGATGTACGACATGAACGACGCCGAGCTGCCGCGCGGCTCCGACCTGATCCCGGACGGCAGCTTCGTGAAGGTCACCATGACCATCCGCCCCGGCGGGCTGGACGGCCAGGGCGAGGTGGACCGCGGCCTGCTGAAGGCAGCGAAGACCCCCGGCAGCGATGTCCGCATGCTCGACTGCGAGTTCACCGTCGTCGCCGGCCCGCATGCGCGGCGCAAGTTCTGGCAGATGTTCACCGTCGCCGGGGGCAAGGTGGACGAGCACGGCGTCTCGATCGGCTGGAAGATCTCGAAGGGGACCTTCCGGGCGATGATCGACAGCGCCCTCGGCCTCGACCCGCAGGACATGAGCGAGGCGGCCAAGGCCAAGCGGGTGCTGCGCGGGCTCGCCGACCTCTCCGGCATCACCTTCGCCGCCAAGGTCCGGGTCGAGCCGGCGAGCGATCCGCGCTATGGCGACAGCAACCGGCTCGACCGGGTGGTGCTGCCAGGCGAACCCGAGTACCGCCAGATCATGGCCGGCGAGGTTGTGCCGGCGCAGCCTAGCATCCGGGCCGCCCCCCCTGCCGCGCCCGCGGCGGCCACCGCCCCGGCCTGGGCACCCGCCGCATCCGCCCCGGCGACACCCCGCCCCTGGGAGCGCCCGGCCGCGGCCACCCCCGCCCAGCCCGCACCGCAGCCTGCCGCCACGCCGGCTGCAACGGGCCCGGCTTGGCTGAACGGTTGAGCCGGGCGATGCGGCGGTGGCCCGCAAGCGATGGGCGACGGCGCGCCGCGGCGCGCCGGTCCGCACCGGCGGCACGGCGGCACGGCTGCCGACCCCGGCCGACCAGGTCCGCCGACTCATTTGCGCCCTGTGCGGCCGCGCGGCGAAGGGCTTCGGCTACACGCACCAGCTCCGCTGGGGCGAGGTCCCGAGTCACCGTTTCTGTTCGATGGCCTGCTGCGAGGCGGGCGGGGCGCTGGCGCAGCGGAGCGGCGGCATGATCGACAAGACGCCGATGGAGGCGCAGGCGATCAAGGACGCGCGCCGGCCCTTCGCCGAGGCGCTGGTCGAACTCGGCCTGATGGCGCCATTCCGCGACCGCAGCGCGGCCGAGATCGACCGCCTCATCGAGGCCTGCATCGACGGCTTCCAGGAGTCCATGCGCCGCCAGGCCGCGGCGCTCGACCCGATGTCGGACCCCATCCCCTTTTGAGGTGCCGGTGCTGCTCGACCTGAATCACGGCTCGGGTCTGGTGTATGGGCGCGACGATCTGCCCATGGCCACCACCACGGCCCGCATCAACGCGCTGGTGGACGCGGCATTGGTCGCGCGCCACCGCCGTCAGCGTCCGCGCGACTACCTCGGCGGCAGCCGTATCGGCGAGGCCTGCGCGCGGAAGCTGGTCTACGAGATCAGTCACGCGCCGAAGGACCCCGGGCGCGACTTCGACGGCGGCATCCTGCGCGTGTTCGACGCCGGGCACCAGTTCGAGACGCTGTCCATCCGTTGGCTGCGCCAGGCTGGCTTCGACCTGCGCGACCGCGGCGCCGATGGCGAGCAGTTCGGCTTCAGCGCCGCGGGCGGTCGGCTGCGTGGCCACGTCGATGGCATCATCCTCGCCGGCCCGGATGTCGGCCTCCACTGGCCGGCTCTTTGGGAGCACAAGGCCCTCGGCCAGAAGTCCTGGGCCGACCTGGTCAAGCGCGGGGTGCGGCTGTCGAAGCCGGTCTACTTCGCCCAGGTGCAGCTCTACATGGCCTATCTCGAGCTTGAGGTGGCGCTCTTCACCGCGCTGAACCGCGACACCCTCGCCTTGCACCACGAGGCGGTGCCCTTCGAGCCCGCGGAGGCGCAGCGCCTCTCCGACCGGGCAGTGGACATCCTGCGCGCGGCCGCGGCCGGCGAGCTGCCGCCGCGCATCGCCGCCTATGCTGATTTCCACCTCTGTCGCGCCTGTCCGTACGCGGCGCGCTGCTGGGAGGCGGCGCCGGCATGAGCGTCACGCCGTCGCCGCAGCAGGCGGCCGCTATCGCCGCCATCGTGGAGTGGTACCGCCACCGCCGTGGGCAGCAGGTGTTCCGGCTGTTCGGCTACGCCGGCACCGGCAAGAGCACCATCACCGCCGCCGCCATGGCCGCGCTCGGCCTGGACCCGCTCGCGCGCGAGGGCGGAGGCACCGGCGGCGTGCTGTTCGCCGCCTTCACCGGCAAGGCGGCGCTGGTAATGACCCGCAAGGGCACGCCCGCCTCGACCATCCACTCCCTCATCTATCGGGTGTCGGAGGCGACGCCGGAAGAGATCACCCGGGTCGAGACGGAGCTGGCCGACCTGCAGCGCGGCCTCGCCCGCATGGGGCCAGCCGAGCGCGCCTTCGCCGAAACCCAGATCCGGCGTCTCGAGCTGCGGCTCGCGGACATCCACCGCCCCACCTTCCTGCTGAACGACCAGTCCCGCCTCCGCGACGCCGACCTGATCGTGCTCGACGAGGTTTCTATGGTCGGCCCGGAGATGGCCGCCGACCTGCTGGCCTTCGGCAAGCCGATCCTGGTGCTGGGCGACCCCGGGCAGCTGCCGCCGATCAAGGGCGCCGGCGCCTTCACCGCGGCGGAACCGGACGTGATGCTGACCGAGATCCACCGCCAGGCCGGCGAGAGCGCCATCGTCTGCCTCGCCACCCTGGCGCGGCAGGGGATCGAGATCCCGCCCGGGGCGCACGACGAGCACGTCTGGAAGTTGCCGCGCAGCGCGGTGACGCCGGGGCAGATGCTGCGCGGCGGGCAGGTCATCTGCGGGCGCAACAGCACCCGGCTCTGGCTGAACGGCGCCATGAAGGCCGCGGCGGGCTTCCCCGCCCCCTATCCGGAGGGCGGCGCCGAGAAGATCATCTGCCTCAAGAACCGCCACGACCTCGGGCTGGTCAACGGCATGTTCGTCGCACTCTCCGACGTGCAGGACGAGGGCCGGCTCGCCTTCTCGGCCACCATCACCACCGAGGACGGCACCGCGATCGCCGGCCGGCACCGCTTCTACAAGGGCCATTACGACGACCACGTCCGGCTGGTGCCGGACCGGGCCCGGCAGGACTGGCGCGAGCTGCGCGGCCTCGTCGAGACCGCCTGGGGCTACGCCATCACCTGCCACAAGGCGCAGGGCAGCCAGTGGGAGAACGTCGTGGTCTACGACGACGGCCTCGCCCGCACCGCCGAGGACCGCGCCCGCTGGCTCTACACCGCGATCACGCGCGCCGAGCGCGGGCTGGTGCTCCTTGATTGACCTGAACGACGCCGCGGTGCCTGCCGCTCCCGTCCGCTACGATCTGGACGCCATCGTCGCCAGACTGCGCGACACCGCCCATGCCTGGGTACCCGGCCTGTTCCCCAACGGCCGGCGCCAGGGCGATGAGTGGCGCCTCGCCAACATTCAGGGCGCGCCGCCGCGCCGCTCCGGCTCCTGCGTGATCCTGCTGCGGGGCGAGCGCGCCGGCGATTGGCACGACTTCGACGGCAGCGAGGGCGGCGGGCCGCTCTCCACCCTGGCGCATGGCACCGGCTTGGCCGACCGGGCACTGTTCGCCCACGCCGCCGAGATGACCGGCTGGACCGGCGGCGGGCCGGCCCACCAGGAGCCACCGTCGCCCGCGCCGAAGCCCGAGCGCGATGCGGCGCGCGAGATCGCCTTCGTCCGCGAGCACGCCCGGCCGCTCCAGGGGACGGCGGCGGAGCGCTACCTGCAGGGGCGCGGCCTCGCCGTGCCGGAGGGCGCCGACCTGCTCTTTCACCCCGATCTGGCGAACTTCGAGACTCGGGCCGGCTACCCGGCGCTGATCGGGCTGGTGCGCAATCGCGTCGGCGAGGTGGTCGCGCTGCACCGCACCTACCTGCAGGAGGACGGCGGCGGGGCGGTCCGCAAGGCGGCCATCCCGAAGCCGCGGATGATGCTCGGCAGGACCGGTGGCGGCACGGTGCGGCTCGCCCCGCTCGGCCGGCACGGCGTGCTCGGCCTCTGCGAGGGCATCGAGACCGGCCTCGCCGCCATGGCCGCCTGCCCGGGCCTGCCGGTCTGGGCGGCGCTCTCCACCGCCGGCCTGGAGCAGGCGCTGTTGCCGCCGGAGGCCCGGCGCGTCGTCCTGCTCGCCGACCACGACCGCTCTGGCGCCGGCCTCCGCGCAGCCGAGGCCGCTGCCGCGAAGCTCCGGCTGGAGGGGCGAGAGGTCGCGATCGCCATGCCGCCTCGGGAGGGCGACGACTGCAACGACATGCTGCTCCGCGATGGGTCCCAGGCGGTCGCCGCGCTGGTCGACGCGGCGATGCGCGGAGCCGCGGATGCCCCGCCGCCGGCCTCGGAACCGGAAACCGGCCGGCACCTCCCGATCGGCTTCGTGGAGCCGGCGCATCCGCTGCCGACCCTCCGGGCCGATGAGGGCGATCTCGCCCGCGCCGTCGACCGCGCCTGGGGCGTCCTGCTCGGCTCCAACACCCCACCCTGGCTGTTTCGCTTCGGCGGGTTGCCGACCTGGGTCGTGCCCGACGACGAGGGCCGGCCCGTCGCCGCCACCGTCACCGACGAGCGCCTGCGGCACATGCTGGCCAGGCTCGCGAGCTGGCGGAAGGTGAGCGGCAAGGGCGATCTCGTGCCGGCAGCCCCCGCCATCGCCATGGTGAAGTCGCTGTTGGCCACGCCCGATCCCGGCCTGCCGGTGCTGGCCGGCATCGTTGGCACGCCGGTCTTCGGGCGGGGCGGCACGCTGCTGACCGAGCCCGGCTACCATCCCGACGCGCGGCTGCTCTACCGGCCCGCGCCCGGCTTCGCCGTGCCGCCCGTCCCGGAGCGCCCGACCGCCGCGGAGATCACCGTGGCGCGCACGCTGCTGCTGGACGACCTCCTGGGCGACTTCCCCTTCGTGGGCGCCGCGGAGCGGGCGCACGCCCTGGCGCTGCTCCTGCTCGGCTTCCTCCGCGCCATGGTGGACGGCCCGACGCCGCTGCACCTGATCGAGAAGCCCACGCCCGGCACCGGCGCCACCCTGATGGTGGACGCCATCGCCACCATCCTCACCGGTGCCGGCGCCTCCGTCATGACCGAGGGGCGCGACGACGAGGAGTGGCGCAAGCGTCTCACCGCCAAGCTGCGCCAGATCCCGGCCCTGGTGCTGATCGACAACCTGCGCCAGGAGCTCGACAGCTCAGCCCTCGCCGCAGCACTCACCGCGCCGTTCTGGGAGGACCGCATCCTCGGCGCCTCCGAGATGGCGCGGCTGCCGATCCGCTGCGTCTGGATCGCCACCGGCAACAACCCTGAATTCTCGAACGAGATGGCGCGCCGCCTGGTGCGCATCCGCCTCGACGCCCGCCTCGACCAGCCCTGGCGGCGGGACGGCTTCCGCCATCCCGACCTGATGGCGTGGGTGCGCGCCAACCGCAGCCGGCTGGTCGCTGCCTGCCTCACCCTGGGCCAGGCCTGGATCGCCGCCGGGCGGCCGCGCGGGCGCCGGAGCATCGGCAGCTACGAAGCCTGGGCGCAGACCATCGGCGGCGTGCTGGAGGTGGCCGGGGTCGAAGGCTTCCTCGGCAACCTGGACGAGACGATGACGGCGTCCGACGGCGAGGGGGCGACCTGGCGCAGCCTCGTCTCCGCCTGGTGGGACCGGTTCGGCAGCGCCGAGGTCGGCATCACCGACCTCTACGGGGTCGCCATCCAGGTCGAGCCACCCCTGCCGCTCGGGCCCGGCAACGACCGCTCGCAGCGCATCCGGCTCGGCAAGGCACTCGGCAAGCTGCGCGACCGCGTCTTCCGCATCGGCCAGCGCAGCCTCCAGGTCGAGGCCGCAGGCACCTACCAGGGCGCCGGCCGGTGGCGGCTGAAGCCGTCCGAGGACAGAGGCGCGGATGAACATCCACCACATTCACCGCGGGGTGCCGATCCCGTGAATGTTTGGCCCGCCGTGAATGTCGGTGAATGTGCGTCTGCCGACATTCACGAGCGGAACACCCCGGAAAACCGGGGCTCCCCCGGGCCTCGTGAATGTCGTGAATGTTCTTCCCATGCCCACGCGTGCGCGCACGCGCGCGCGCCCGCGGGGGAAGGGACGGAACAACATCCACCACATCCACGACATTCACCGGCCCCAGGCAATCCGCCGGCTTCCGCCGGTGAATGTGCCGGTGAGGGTCGCGCCGCACATCCACGGACGTCCACCAGGCCCGTGACGCAGCCCGCCTGGCTGGAGGGCGTGCCCTGATGCGCCGTCCGAACAGCCGCGGGCCGCCCGAAGCGGATGCGCCTCACCCAGCCGGGCGGCGACGGCGAGTTCCGCCAAGGACCGCGCCACCGCCCTCACCACGACGATCCCCTCTCGGAGATCCCATGGCTCCTGCGACTTCCCCCATGCCCGCCACGCCGGCAAGCGGCCCGACCGTTGCCACGCCGCCGGCCCTCGCGCTCGACCGCCACGCCGTCCTCGCCCTCGACCTCGGCACCACCACCGGCTGGGCGCTGCGCCGCCGCGACGGTGGCATCACCTCCGGCACCGTGACCTTCAGGCCGAGCCGGTTCGAAGGCGGCGGCATGCGCTTCCTGCGCTTCCGCGGCTGGCTGGCTGAGGTCTCCGACCTCTCGGGCGGCTTGGCGCGTATTGCCTTCGAGGAGGTACGGGCCCACGCCGGCACGGACGCGGCGCATCTCTACGGCGGCTTCCTCGCCCACCTCGCCGCCTGGTGCGAGGAGCGCGGCATCGCCTATGAGGGCGTGCCGGTCGGCACGATCAAGCGCTTTGCCACCGGCAGGGGCAACGCCGACAAGGCGGCGATGGTCGCCGCCATGTGCGCCCGCGGCTTCACACCGGCCGACGACAACGAGGCCGATGCCATCGCCCTGCTGCTCTGGGCCACCGAATCCTCGGGAGGCCGGGCATGAGGCTCGCCGGTTCGCCGCGCCCGCCTCGCTCGTGCCTGGACCTGGCACGCAGCCCAACCACCGCCATGGATCTCGACGCCATGCGGTCCCGCGTCTGGCACGAGCACGGCGTGGCCGTGCTGCCGGTCGCGGAGATCACCGACCCCTGGCTGCGCCAGGCCGTCACCAACGAGGCCAACCGGCGCTGGGGCCGGCGAGACGGAGGCGTGCGGCATGGCGGCCGGTAGGCGGAAGGCGAAGCGGGCCACGCCGGAGCACGAGGACCTGTCGAAGCCGTCGAGGTGGCGCCTGCAGCACGGCGATTTCGGCGAGCCGGTGCGGGAGGCGGACCCGGAGACAGGCGTGCCCGTGGCGCACCGGCGGGCGGTGGACACGCTCGGCGTGATGCTCGCCAACGGCAGCATCACGCCAGAGATGCACGAGGCCGGGGTGATCTTTCGCGGGCACTTCCGCGCCGCGGCGCTGGACACGCTACGGGCCATGCCGCTGATGCGTATCTCAGGCGGGACCAGCGACCCGTTGGCGGAGCGGCAGATCGGTGCGCGTCAGAAGGTCGCGGCGGCGCTGGAGGCGCTAGGCGGCCACGGCAGCGCCGCCGGCTCCTGCGCCTGGCATGTGCTCGGCTGCGAGGCCTCCGTCCGGGAGTGGGCGACGCGGCAGGGCTGGGGTGGAAAGTTGGTCGGGCACTCCCAGGCGCAGGGCATCCTGGTGGCGGCGCTAGGCGTTTTGGCGTGGCATTATGGGCTTGACAGAGGGAGGCCAGGAGCGGCCAACCACCCCGGCGCCGAGCTTGGGACCGAGAGGAGGCATCCGTGACGTATGACGCGCGCGCGGTAGCGAATGCCCTTCTGGACCTAGCAGGTGAGCGGGGCATCCCGCTCACTCACATGGCTGTCCACAAGATCATCTACTACGCGCATGGCTGGTACTCCGCCCGACACGGAAAGCCACTGGTGCGCCAAGAGTTCGAAGCGTGGAAGGACGGCCCCGTGCTCCGAGTCGTGTGGGAGTCCCTGCGAGAGGCCGGGTCCAAACCGGTGACGGAGCGCGCGACTCGCTTCGACCCGGTCAAGCAGACCCGGGAGGTTGTCAAGCCTAATCTGGATGCCGATGACCGCCGGTTTCTCGGCGACATTCTGTCAGCCTATGGGCACATACACGCCTTCGAGTTATCGGAAATGACGCACGCCCCCGGCGGCCCATGGGACGCTGTGTGGAACGCGCCGAATCGCAGGGTGACGCTTGGTATGCGGATCCCCCACGACGCCATCCGTATGCACTTCCAAAAGATGGCCTCCTCCTGCCAGAAGGCTTGAACCGAATCGGACGTCAAGTGCATCTCTGTTCTGCCTCGTTGGCGATCCGAGATGGACTTGCGCGGCGGTGGCGGCTCTGTGTTAAGGCTGATGCATGCAGCGATTCCCCGTCCCCCCAGCGCACGATTTGGTTCGGCTCCCTCGCACCTCGACAGCGGACATGGCACGCGGCTACCGCCGCTGGCTCCTTGGTGGACCCGCGGCATTCTCCAACGACCCAGCCAGGGCGGCCGCCCGGTTCGCGCTCAGCCGGGAGATGCCACTCGACGTGCTGGTCCGGCAGTGCCGAGCCCGCAGCCGGCCGCTTGGCAGAGATGCCAACGCCGAAGTCATTGAAGCTCTGTGGCACTTCGCTGAAGGGCGTTCAATCGCGACCTACGACGCGCCTACATGGCATTTCGATTTCCTCGCGGGCTTCGCTGTCAGGATCGCCGCCGACCTCCTGGCGGTGGAGGATGGCCGCGCCAGCCTCGTGTGGCTTCAGACGCGGCGCCGCGGCGCTCCCTCGATCGCGCAGCTTGGCATGCTGCAGCGCCTCTTTCTGCTGAAGGCCAAGGACAGCGACTATGAAGATGTCGGACTGACCATCCTCGACCTCAGGGAGACGGTGGAGGGTCGCCGCATAGTCCGTCCATATGAGATCGGCGATCTCGTCATCCCGGACGAGTCGGAGGCAGAGGCGATGTTGCAGACCTTCGCCGACGCGCACGCGCAGCTGATTGCGGAGGACTTCGCCAAGACGCGGGCCGAGCACCGTGCACGCAGGCGCAGGGAGCCGCCGGGCCAGGGCACCATGTTCCCGTAGCAGGAGGTGGCGAACCTATGACGCATCTCTGCACCGATTCATGGGGGTGTGGCCTTGGCCGAGGTTGAAGTGGTTAGTTTCGAAACCGCGATCCGGAAGATCGATGGCGTCAAACGTCGTCACCTGTTGCTCGGCAATGGCTTCAGCATCGCGCTGAAACCCGACATCTTCACTTACGGCTCCCTCTATGAGAACGCCGATTTCAGCGCCGTCCCCCATGTACCGGCCCTTTTTGAAGCGCTGAAAACCCAGGATTTCGAGATCGTTATACGTCACTTGCAAGACGCTGCGACGGTTGTGGAGGTCTATCGACCAAAGCTGACCAAGCTGGCAGCGAGCTTGAGGCGTGATGCTGCCGCCATCAAGGATGCCCTGGTCGCTGCGGTGGCCCGCCGTCATCCGGACCGTCCCTATGACATAAAGCCGGCCCAGTATGCCGCGTGCCGCAGCTTCCTGGCACGCTTCGACCATATGTTCACTCTGAATTACGATGTGCTCTTATACTGGACCTTGATGCAGGACGAGGTCGACGACCTCAATCTGCGTCCGGACGACGGCTTCCGCCATCCCGAAGATGATCCCGACCAGCCCTACGTCTCCTGGCAGCAAGCGAATTCGCCGACTGTCTACTACCTGCACGGCGCGCTGCACCTGTTCGATAGGGGGACCGAGATCACGAAATACACCTGGTCGAAGACTGATATTCCGATCGTTGATCAGATCCGGAAGGCGCTGGATGAGGATCGGTACCCGCTTTTTGTTGCGGAGGGGACCAGCGCCAGTAAGCGGGCCCGAATCCTGCACAACGCCTACCTTCATAAGGCGCTGCGCAGCTTCGAGGAATGCTGCAGGCCAACTGGCAATGCGTTGGTGATTTTCGGGCATTCTCTTGCGGAGAACGACAATCATGTTCTCCGATGCATCGCCGGTGGGCGCATGGAGCATGTCCTCATCAGCCTTTACGGCAACCCCAGCTCTCCGGCGAACCAAGAGGCGATTACGAACGCGAAGGCCTTGGTACGTCTCCGCGAAAAGAGGCACGGCGGCCGCTTCCCTCTGTCGGTCACGTTCTACGACGCCGAATCCGTACGCCTCTGGGGGTAGGAACTGGGCCTGTCAGGGGCCCCTGACCTTTGGACATGGCGTATGTGGGTGCGGTCAGGGGTCCCGATGCTCTGTTACAATTCGCCCCGTGGCGTTGTGGAATCCGCTTAGCGTATCCTTCTCGGACCCTGAGGAGGAGTGGCCACGGCGCGGCTCATAAGTCGCGGTTGCCCTCCCGCCACAATGGCTCGCAAACCGTAGGGTCCTTCCCGCGCCCGCCGTATGCGGGGGGCGGAAGCGCGCGACTTCGCTAGCGCCAGGCCGGAAACATGGTTCGCGGTTCGCACCACACGGCCCTGATCTCAATCGTTTAGCTGCGAACCGTGGCGGCGGAAGGCTCGCGCCGACCGCGCGCACCGTTCGCACCCACCCTGATCCCGGATGGCCCGATGACGCTCCCCTGGATGGCGGCGAAGATCCTGCTGCGCCCGGCGGCGGAGCTGCGTGCGCACCCCGGCAATGCCCGGGTGCACGGCGCGGCGCAGCTCGAGCAGATCAAGGCCAGCATGCTGGCCTTCGGCTTCACCAACCCGCTGCTGGTGGACGAGGCCGGCGTCCTGATCGCCGGCCATGGCCGGCTCGAGGCGGCGGTGGCGCTCGGCATTGAGCGGGTGCCGGTGATCGTGCTGCGTCACCTGTCGCCGGCGCAGAAGGACGCGCTGCGGCTCGCCGACAACCGGATTGCGGAGAACGCCACCTGGGACCAGGCGCTGCTGCGTGAGGCCCTGGCCGGCGTCCAGTCCGCGGCAGAGATTGACGTGGCCATACTCGGCTTTTCGGCCGACGAGCTGACCGCAATCCTCGCGGCGGCGGAGACGGCCGTCACCGATGGCGATGCGCCCGAGGAAGCGGATCAGCCGGAGGCCGGCGGGGGTGGCGCGCCTGGCATGGCGGACACGGATGGGGCGCCGGGGGAGGACCCCGCCGATGCCGAACCGGACCCGCCGCGTCAGGCCGTCACCCGCCCGGGCGACCTCTGGCTGCTCGGCGAGCACCGCCTGCTCTGCGGCGACAGCACCGACGCCGCAGCCGTGGCCCGGATCATGGGCGACGACCACGCGGCGCTGCTGTTTACCAGCCCGCCGTACGGCACCCAGCGCGACTACACCACTGGAGGCGTCTCCGACTGGGACGCGCTGATGCGGGGCGTGTTCCAGCATCTGCCGCTGGTCCTGCGGGCTGATGGCCAAGTGATGGTGAACCTCGGCTTGATCCACCGCGAGGGGGAATGGCTGCCCTACTGGCAGGGCTGGCTCGACTGGATGCGGACCCAGGGCTGGCGGCGGTTCGGCCTCTACGCCTGGGACCAGGGCCCCGGCCTGCCCGGGGACTGGAACGGCCGCCTCGCCCCGGCCTTCGAGCTGGTCTTCCACTTCAACCGTCAGTCCCGGCAGGCCAACAAGATCGTGCCCTGCAAATGGGCCGGCACCCCGAACAAGGGCAGCGGCCTGCGTGCCGCCGACGGCGAGGTGAAGGCCTACACCCATATCGGCCTGCCGGTGCAGGAGAGCCGGATCCCGGACAGCGTGCTGCGCATCACCCGCCACAAGGGGCGCGGCATCGAGACCGAGCACCCGGCGGTCTTCCCGGTCGCGCTGCCGGAGTTCCTGATGCGGGCCTACACCAACGAGGGCGAGGGGGTGTTCGAGCCCTTCGCCGGCTCCGGCACCACGCTCCTCGCCGGCCAGCGCACCGGCCGCCGGGTGCGGGCTATCGAACTCGCGCCGGCCTATGTCGATCTGGCCATCGCCCGCTGGCGCCTGCTGCATCCGGACCTGCCGGTGACGCTCGCCGAGGACGGGCGGGACTACGACACCGTCGCCGCGGCGCGGGCGGAGGCCCTGGCCGATGCAGCCTGATCTGCAGGTCGCCACCGTGGCGGTGGCAGCGCTCGTCCCCTACGCCGAGAATGCCCGCACCCATTCCGAGGCGCAGGTGGCGCAGATCGCTGCCTCGATCGCCGAGTTCGGCTTCGTGAACCCGGTGCTGGTCGATGCCGCCGGTGTCCTGGTGGCTGGCCACGGCCGGGTCATGGCGGCGGTGCCGGCGATCCGCCTCGCCCACCTGACCGAAGCCCAGGCCCGCGCCCTGCGCCTGGCCGACAACCAGATCGCGCTGAACTCCGGCTGGGACGAGGCGCTGCTCGCCGCCGAGATCGCCCGCATCCGCGACGATGCGGTGGTCGACCTCGATGTCCTCGGCTTCTCGGGGATGGAGCTCGACCAGCTGCTGGCCGCGGCCGATACCGGCCTCGGCGAGGAGGCCGACGACGCCCCGCCACCGCCGGCCGTCCCGGTCACCCGCGCGGGCGACCTCTGGCGCTGCGGCGAGCACCGGCTGCTCTGTGGCGACGCCACGCGCATGGCCGACGTGCAGCGGGCCCTTGGCGCCGATCACCTGGCCGACATGGCCTTCACGGACCCGCCCTACAATGTGGCCTACCGCGGTGGCACCGCGGCCAAGATGACCATCGCCAACGATGCGCTCGGCGAGGGTTTCCTCGACTTCCTCCGCCCGGCGCTGGCCAACCTGCTCGCGGTCACCAAGGGTGCCTGCTACGTTTGCATGTCTTCCTCGGAGTGGCCGACGCTGCACCGGGCCTGGCAGGAGGCCGGCGGCAAGTGGTCGAGCACCATCATCTGGGCGAAGAACACCTTCGCGCTCGGCCGGGCCGACTACCACCAGCAGTTCGAGGCGATGCTCTACGGCTGGAAGCAGGGCAGCCAGCACTACTGGTGCGGCGCCCGCGACCAGGGGAATGTCTGGCACTTCGACAAGCCGGCCCGGAACGACCTCCATCCCACGATGAAGCCGGTGGCGCTGGTCGAGCGGGCGATCCGCAACAGCAGCAAGCAGCGCGACACGGTGCTCGATCTCTTCGGCGGCTCGGGCAGCACCATGATCGCGGCGGAGCGGACCGGGCGGCGGGCGGTGCTGCTCGAGCTCGACCCGGCCTATGCCGATGTCATTATCCGCCGCTGGCAGGAGGCGACCGGGGAGGCCGCCGTGCTGGAGGGCGAGGATCGGACCTTCGACGACATCGCCGCCGTGCGTGGTCAGCACACCGGTGATTGAGGATCACCCCTGCGGCTCAGGCGCCTCCGGGTCCCGCATCCAGGCTGGGATATCCCGTTGTGCGTGGAGAACACGCCAGACGTCGATGTGGTCTGGCTGCTCGCGGTAGAACACCAGGAGGGGAAAGCGCCGCAGGGGCCAGGCGCGGAGTCCCTCCAGCCCCAACTCGTAAGCATAGCGGAGGGAGCCGACACCAGGGTGAGACCCGATGCGGCGGAAGGCTTGCTGCAAGGCGTCGATGAACCGGAGGGCGAGGACGTCGCCGCCCTCCGCCTGGTAGTAGGCAATCGCCTCATCAATGTCCTGCTGCGCGACCTGCCGCGGAACAACGGGGCGTGCGGTCACGCCTGGCGTGATCCACGCAGCCGCTGGCGGAGCCCATCGAAATAGGCGTCATCGGCGGCGGCGGTCGGGCGGGAGGCAGCGCCGGCCAGCAGCAGGCTGCGCAGCCGCTGGCGATCCTGATCCTTGCGGATCAGTTCGCGGACATACTCGCTGCTGGTGCTGTAGCCGCCGGCCTCGACCTGCTCGTCGACGAAGGCCTTCAGCGCGTCGGGGAGGGAAACGTTCATCGTGCCCATGCCGAGAGCATGAGGTGTTTGGCAAATTTTGGCAAGGCTGGCACTAACAAGCCTGGTTCGAACGTGATCCAGGCGCCCGAAAAAGAGCAATGATCGCAGTGCTTTATCAGCTTGGCTCTGCTGCCCCGCAGCGCGAATGGTCCGTCACGCGATGAGCAGGACGGAGACCAGGATGACGGGCCGCACGATCCTCCCCACCGAGAACACCGCGTGGGGCTTCTGGGGCACGATGGGCGAGCACGCCGCGGAGGCCTGGCCGGTCGCCTTCGCCGCGATCCATGACGCGACGATGACGGATCCCGCCTCGGTGCGCGCCTTTCTCGACAGCCGCCACGGGCGCCACTTCGCGGACGAGGTTGCGAACCACCTGCACGCGGGCCGGGGCCTCGCGGATGCCATCGCCGCAGCCACCGCGACTTGGATGGGCTGGCAGATCGGGCGCCGCACCTCCCGCGAGACGGGGATCCCCACGGGGCTGCCCTACCTGACGGGCTTCGTGATCAGCGAGGGCATCGCCGCCGACGCCACGCGCGAAGGCTGACGCGCGCCACACGCCGCGACGCGGCGCCGCCACCGCCCCGACCGGCACGAGCCGGCGGGGCTCGGGGTGGTAGCACCCGGCTGGTCGGGTGCCGGACCGAGGACCCCGAGGATGAAGCTCACCGACACGCAGATGGCGATCCTGGCCGCCGCCGCGCGGCACCCCGAGCATCTGGCAGTGCCGCCCGCGCGCCTGCCCGCCGCGGCGCGGCAGACGGTGGCGAAGGCGCTGCTGAGGAACGACCTGGTGCTCGCGGTGCACCGTCCCGCCTACGATGCCCACGCGCTCTGGATGGTGGACGGCGACAGCGTCCTCCTGAAGGTCACCGACGAGGCGCTGCGCGCGATCGGCATGGCCCCGCAGGACGCCGCACCGGCCCCGGACGCGGCGCCCATGGGCGCGCCGGAGACGCCCTCGCAGGACAACCTTTCCGATGGCGCCGAGGCGGCCCAGGGCGCGCCCCTGGCGGAGGACCTGGCCCTCCTGGACGAAGCCCTGGCCACGCCGCCGCCGGCGCGCCGCCTCACCCTGCGCGACGCCGCGCAGCGGGTGCTCGATGCCTGGGATGACGAAGCCAACCAGCGCTACGACCTGGCCGACGCCATTGAGGCGCTGCGCGGGATCCTGGCCAAGCCGGGCCGCGAGGCCCGCGATCCCGCCGCGCCGCGCAAGCCGCGCGAGGGGACGAAGCAGCAGCAGGTGCTGGCGATGCTGCGCCGGCCGGAGGGCGCCACGGTGGCGCAGATCACCGAGGCGACCGGCTGGGCGCCGCACACAGTGCGGGGCTTCTTCGCCGGCTTGAAGAAGCGCCAGGGGATCGCGGTCGAGGTGCTGGAGCGGGTGCGCCAGGTCGGGCCGAACAAGGAGGGCGCGCGGGGGAGCTACACGATTTACAAGATCACCGGTTGATACAGCCGCTGAACCGATCAGGGCTCGCCGGGCTGAGGCGAGCTCTCATTCTTTTTCGAGTGCTTCCGCTTCGGCTTCTGCCGATCGAGCACTCCCAACAATTCCGCCACGTCCCACTTCTGACGCTTCGCCGCTTTCAGCACACCGATGAGGACCCGCCGTGCATCGTCCATGATCGCACTCTCGGCCACGGGCGTTCCGCTATAGATCTCCTCGCGCTCCAGCACCTCCGCGGTCGCTGCCACCATCCTCTCTGGATCCTTCTGCGGCGCCTTCATCGACATCGGGCTACTCCACGCAAGTAGACGCGATCATGCATCGCGCCGGATGCGGCGTGCAGCAGCAATCCGTCGCATCCCACGGCATCATCAAACACCGTTGACGAGGCCCGCATCATCGTCGCGCACGGCGGGAGGTCGCCGCCATGCCCGAGTTGACCCCATCGAACCGCGAGGCCGCCCGCCGCATCGGCATCAGCGAGACCGCGCTGCGCAAGGCCGAGGGCAGCGGCCGGATCGCCCGCGAGCCGGACGGCCAGTGGGACATCGACAAGACCCGCCGCCGGCTGGTCGAGACAGCCGACCCGCACCGCTCGCCCCTGGCCGGTGGTTCCGGCGCGGACGGCACGCCCTATGCCCGACTGAAGGTCGCGCAGCTTGCGCTGAAGGTGGAGGCGCAGCGCCTCGCCCTGGATGAGAACAAGCGCCGCCTGCTGGATGTCGCGGAGGCCAATGCCACGATCGACGAGATCGCCGGCACCATGCGCGATGCGTTGTTGAACTGGCCCGCCCGCGTGTCAGGGCTGATCGCTGCCGAGCTGGGCGTCGACCCGCACCTGCTGCAGACGGTCCTGCAGGGGCACATCACCGACTTGCTCTCGGAGGCCGCCGATCGCTTCGATCCCCCAGGCCTCGGAGATCGGGCCGCGAACCCGTGAGCACGTCCGGCGCCGGGCTGGGGCGATGCTCCGCCCGCCGCCGCAGCTCACCGTCTCGCAGTGGGCGGAGCGGCACCGGATCCTGGGTAGCCGCGCCTCGTCCGAACCCGGCCCCTGGCGCACCAGCCGGACTCCGTACCTGCGGGAGGTGATGGACGCGCTGTCGGCGGTGCATCCCGCGCGGCGGGTCGTGTTCATGAAGGGCGCCCAGGTCGGCGCCACCGAGAGCGGCAACTGCTGGCTCGGCTACATCCTGCACCATGTGCCGGCCCCGGTGCTGGCGGTACAGCCCACCGTCGAGTTGGCCAAGCGCTTCTCGCGCCAGCGCATCGACCC